CGCGCAGGTTCCGGTCCGCTTCTATGACGGATCTGCGGATCGTCTCGTGCGGCTGCGCAATCATCCGCTCGAGCAAGTGCTCGCGCGTATCCCTCACAAGCAGGGCCGGCTCACCAGCTTCGAGCTACGCGAGATCATGCTCTGGCATGCCGCGCTCACCGGCAACGCATTCGTCTTCATCAACCGGGTCGGGCCGGAGCGCCGAATCGTCGATCTTATTCCGATCTCGCCGGGACGCGTCACCATCTACCGCAAGGCGGATATGACGCTCGAGTATCATGTGACGGCGGAGGTTCCGGAGCAGTCCGGTTTCGGACAAGGGCTGACGCAGATCGCGACCGGCGAAATCCAGGTCTTTCCGCAGGAGTCGATCTGGCACTTTCGCGGGCCGAGTTGGAATGGCTGGCTCGGCTTGGAGGTCATCAAGCTCGCGCGCGAGGCGATCGGCCTCGCCATCGCGACGGAGGCGGCGCACGCCAAGCTCCACAAGAACGGGGTGCGCCCCGGTGGCGTCTATTCCGTCGATGGGGAGCTCAACGAAAAGCAGTACGAGAGGCTCAGCAAATGGGTCGAGAAGTCGATCGGCGGCGAAAACGCCTATCGCACTCTGGTCCTCGATCGCGCCGCGAAGTTCGTCCAGTCCAGCATGTCCGGCGTCGACGCCGAGCATATTGCGACACGCAAGTTTCAGGTCGAGGAAATCTGCCGCGCGCTGCGCATCCTGCCGATCATGGTCGGCTTCTCGGACAAGACGGCGACCTACGCCAGCGCAGAGCAGATGTTCATCGCCCACACTGTGCACGGGATCGCGCCATGGGCGACGCGCTGGGAGCAGTCGGCCATGTGCCATCTTCTCCCGCCGGACGATCAGACGCTCATCCGCCTGCATCTCGCGGGCCTCATGCGTGGCGCCGCCAAGGATAGGGGCGAGTATTTCGCCAAGGCGCTCGGCAGCGGCGGCAGCCATCCGTGGATGACGCAAAACGAGGTTCGTGAGGAAGAGGGTCTCGATTGGATCGAAGGCGGCGACGTGCTGCCGCCGCCGATCGGCCACAATGGCGGCCCGCCGCTCGATAGTCCGGGCGCCGCGCAGCCGAACGCGTGAGGTTCGCAGAATGAAGCTCCCCGAGAACACGCAGATCATCATCCATGCGCCGCGCATGCTCACCGAGGAACAGTTCGCGGCCGTGAAGGCCCGCTGGGAATCGGGCGAGGTATTCCCGCTCGAGCCGGGCTGGCGCATCACGCTCGTCGGACCGGAAGGCGTGATCTTCGATATCTGCAACGCGGTCGCAGCCTGACGAAGCCGGGAGCATTCGACAATGGATCGCAAAATCCTGCCGTTCGAGCTAAAGCTCGCTGTCGACGCGCCGACAGGCGCGTTCGAGGGCTATGGCGCGGTGTTCGGCAATGTCGACTCCTATGGCGACATGATCGTCGCCGGCGCGTTCAAGAAGACGCTCGCCGCGTGGAAGAAGGAGAAGCGTCTGCCGAAGATGCTGCTCCAGCATGGCGGCTGGGGAAGCAGCGTCGAGGATTATCTGCCGATCGGCCTGTGGACCGATATGCGCGAGGACGAAAAGGGCCTGTGGTGCGAAGGCGTCTTCGCCGATACGAGCCTCGGCCAGGATGTGCGCAAGCTCTGCAGCATGGAGCCGCGGCCGGCGCTCGACGGTCTGTCTATCGGCTATTATGCCAAGACCGTCACCTATGGAACCAAGCCGGAAGACCCGCGCCGAACGCTGAAGGAGATCGACCTCGAGGAAGTGTCGATCGTCACATTTCCGGCCAATGAGCAGGCGCGCATCGCCGCGGTGAAATCCGCGCGCGACTTCACGATTCGCGAATTCGAGACGGCGCTGGAACGCGGGACGCTTCCGGCTCTGACCTCGAGCGACGCCAAGAAGCTGCTGTCGGGCGGCTTCAAGGCTCTCTCCGCCGCGCGGGACGCCGGCGACGACGAAGCGGCGCAGCTGGCGAGCCGCTTCCGGGCGCTGCGCGCCTGAACTATCCGCCGGATCATCCCGCGAGGATCTGGACAATGATCGAAACCAAATCGCGCTTCGAGCGCAAGGATCGGGAACGCGTCGATCCGGAAATCAAAGGCATCTTCGAAGAGCAGGCGAAGACGTTCGAGCAATTCAAGACGGCGCAGGACGCCTTCGACAAGGAGATCAAGAAGCTCGGCTCCGCTGATGCGGTGACCGCCGAGAAGGTCGAGAAATTGTCGAAGGCGCTCGACGACAACGCGGACAAGATCAAGACCGAGATGAAGAAGCTGCAGGACTATGCCGAGGACCTCGAGGCGAAGTTCAACCGCGGCAAGCTCGGCGGCGGCGGCGCCGCCGGCAATGAAGTGGAGACGAAGGCCATCGCCGAGTTCAGCCGCTTCACCGGCCAGCAGATGAGCGTCGACGAGTTCCGCGAATACAAGTCGGGGCTGGACACCTATGTCCGCTACGGCGACAAGGGTCGTCAGCCGGAGCTCAAAGCGCTCTCGGTCGGTTCCGACCCCGACGGCGGCTATTGGGTGACTCCGGACACGACGGGCCGTATGGTCGCGAAGATCTATGAGACCTCGCCCATTCGTCAACTCGCCAGCGTCGACACGATCGGGACCGATGTGTTCGAAGGTCCGATCGACAATGACGAGGCGGACGCCGGCTGGGTCGGCGAGAAGGCCGATCGTCCCGAGACCGATACACCGCAGATCGGCAAATGGACGATTGCGGTCAATGAAGTCTATGCCGAGCCGCGCTCGACTCAGAAGTTGCTCGAAGACGCCAGCTTCAGTGTCGAGGGCTGGCTCACGCGCAAGGTCTCGGAGAAGATCGGCCGAGTCGAGAACGCCGCTTTCATCAAGGGTGACGGCGTGCTGAAGCCGAAGGGCATTTTCAGCTACTCGTTTGCCGCGACGTCGGACAAAGCCGGCCGTGCCTGGGGAACGTTCGAATATGTGGCCTCGGGCGGGGCCGGAGCTTTCGCTGCGTCCAATCCCGGTGATGCGATCATAGACCTCGTCATGGCGCTGAAGGCCGGCTATCGCCAAAATGCGGCCTTCCTGTGCACGCGGGCGACGGTCGCCAAGATCCGCAAGTTCAAGGATGGTCAGGGTCAATATCTGTGGCAGCCGGCGCTGGTCGCTGGCCAGCCGTCCATGCTGCTCGGCTTCCCGTTGACGGAAGCGGAGGATATCGACGAGATCGCCGCGAATTCCTACTCGCTGGCCTTCGGCGATTGGCGTGAGACCTATCAGATCGTCGACCGTGTCGGCCTCTCCGTGCTGCGCGATCCTTACACCAAAAAGGGCTGGGTGAAGTTCTACACGCGTCGCCGCACCGGCGGCGGCGTGGTGAATTTCGAATCCGCCAAGTTCATGAAATTCGCCACGTCGTAAGCCGCGGCGACATTCCCCGCTCGATCCGGCGAGCGCCAGGCGCTCGCCTCCTCTCTCGAAAGGCTCACCTATGACTCCCGAACGCGACGCGGTCTCCCGCGCCAAAATGTCCGTCGCCCTCGCGCCGGCCGTCTATGCGGCCGATCAGGACGGCTCCCTCGTCGATCTGCGCGGCTATCGCAGCGCTACTCTGGCGCTGCTGATCGGCGTCGGCGGCATCACCTTTTCCGGCACGAACAAAGTCGAATTCGTGCTCAAGCATGGCAACGCCGCCGACGGCTCCGATCTCGCTGTCGTCACCGACGACGACATCCTCAATATCGACAGCGTCGCGCCCGCGAGCGTCACCACCACGGGGATCGTCCGCGCCCTCACGGCGGCGCACGCGGCCGCGACCGTCCAGAAGATCGGCTATATCGGGGGCAAGGCCTATCTGCGCGTCACCGCCGATTTCTCGGGCACGCACGGCACGGGCACGCCGATCGGCGCGCTGGTCGATCTGCGCAACGGCGAATTCGATCGCGTCGCCTGATCCCCATGGCCACTCTCCGCCTCGTCGAGCCCCCGACCGCGGCCGGCGTCTCGCTCGCCGAGGCGAAGGCTCACCTCAACGTCGACTTCGGCGACGACGATGATCTCATCGCGGCTTATGTCGAGGCCGCGATCGAGCGTCTCTCCTATCTCAATCGCGCCCTCCGCCCATCCCGATGGGCGCTCGATCTCGACGCCTTCGTCGACGAGATCATCCTTCCGCAGCCTCCGCTCGTCGAGGTCGAGTCGGTGACGTATCTCGATGCGGCAGGCGAATCGCAGACGCTCTCAACGAGCGTCTATGAGGTCAAGACCGATTGCCTCGGCCAGGGCGTCTTGCGCTTGATGAGCGGCCAGGGCTGGCCATCGCTCTCCAATGCGCGCGAACCGGTCACGATCAGCTTTGCGGCGGGCTATGTCACGCTGCCGGGCCCTTTGAGGGCCGCCGTGCTGCTCACGGTCGGCGCTCTCTACGACCACCGCGCGGAGGTGAGCGGCGCACAGGTCTTCGCCCTGCCGTTCGGCGTCGATGCTCTGGTGTCGACCTACCGTATCTGGACTCCCTCCCCCGATTTATAGCGAGCAATTGGATGTCGGAGGCGGAACACGGACATCAAAGGACTGTCGCCGAGCTGCAGCGGGCGCTTGCCGAGGCTCAGGCAGAGGCAGCTCGTTGGCGCGCAGCCGCCGAAGCGGCGCGGGCGAAGACCATCGATGTCGTCGAGACGCTCGAGGCGTCCAAGCTCAAAATGTCTCTGCGCATCCGCGATCTCGAATGTGAGCGCGACGATCTGAGAAGACGGGTCGAAGCGGCCGAGCAGCCGCGCGAGCCTGGCGTCTGAGGATCCACCATGCTCGCCGGCCGCATGCGCGACAAGATCACGATCCGCCGGCGATCGGTCGAGGCCGGCGCTCCCGGCGGCAATGCGCGCGGCGCCTTCGTCGACGTCTTCTCGACCCGCGCCTGGACGATTCAGCAGAATGGCGTCAAGGCGGTCGAGGCCGGCCTCGCCGAGGATCAAGCGCGCATGGTGCTGCGCGTCTATGACTGCGCCCGCAATCGCACCATCACCGCCGCCGACCGCGTCAAGATCGATGAAGAGGAATGGTCGATCGAGACGGTCGCGCGGCCCGACAAGACGAAGCGCATGATCGAGATGATCCTGGTGCGAAAGCTCGGAGGGTAGAGGCATGGTTCCTTTCGCCCCCTTCCTCGTCGCGCAGGCCTCCTCGTCGCTCGGCGAGTCCTCGGTCGCGCTCTTCGATCCGACCGTCGACACGGGGCTGATCGGCTGGGCGGAAGTGGCCATGTCGCTCGGCCGCCTCGTCGTGAAGACGGCTGTGCGCCAGCACGCCCGCGACGCCGACGCTCTGGCGCGGATGATCGAGATCGCGCGCGGACTGGCGCCGGTCGACAGTGGCCTGCTGCTCTCCGGCATCACCGGCGAAACCTTAGACGGCTACAGCGAGTTTCGCGCCTCGGCCGTCCACCCGCGCGCCAATGGAAAGGACGGCGCGGATTACGCGCGCTTTGTCGAGTTCGGCACGCGCGCCGGCGAGGCGAGCGTCACAGCGCCGATCACCGCGCATGAGGGATTCTTCGCCTCCGATCAGATCGGCGTCACCGGAATGCGCGGCGACGCGATCGTGAGAAGCCGCCGC